TGTTGGTAAGCAGTTTTAGGCATAACAGACATAATACCAAGAAGCCAACCGTGCTCAGTAGCATAGTAACGGCCGAGTCTTCCTTGATGCATGCCAACTGCATGCCCAGACATATTACCCTGAGGTGCACCAGTTTGTTGAACAGAGTTTGTTTCACCATTATAAAAATCTGTTGGCCCTTGCGTATTTAACACCTCAGATACTATAATAGGAGATTTTATCCCAGTTATATATTCAGGCCTTTGAAGGCGAGCATCAGGACTTTTAACATCAAAATGAACTAAAATTTGTTCAGTATAACGAGTACCACCACGAGCATTTTTTTCTAACCATTCTTGCAAGCGGTAAGCACGTCTAAGGTCGTTAATTGTAGTTGAACCAACTTGCAAAGAACCATTAGGATTCAGAAACGCAGTTTCAATAGAATCAGTATTGATAATTTTGTCCCCAGTTCCTGTACTAGGTTGTTGAACAGTACCCGTTAACAAAGCGGTTTTTGTTGCATCAGTGAAAAAAGGCTGGTTAACCGCTTGATCTAAATTATCTGCCAATTCTACAACACCTAAAGGAATATCAACCGCAGCACCTTTTTGTGCAAAAGGGAGACAAGATGTAAAATAATCATGCTCATAAGCCCTTTTTTGAATAGCGGACGCAGAATAGCAAGCAGCCATTTGTGTAGTATTATCTCCGTCCACAACGTCCCAATTTAAAGGTTGAATAAGATTCTGGTCGCGATAATATTCGTTATAAATAAGATTATAAGCCAAGAAAGGAAAAGCACTAACATCTTCAGTAGCAGTTGCGCCAGAATCAGGCGGAGCAATACCCAAATAATCACCAAGCTTCAAAATATCAGCATTGGTTGTTGAATAATCAAAAGTAACATAAGGTTGTACGTAAGGGTCTCCATTTTCATCAGGAGTATTCGAGATAAACGGTTCCCAATTGTCCCATAAAATACGATTAGGGACAAAGAAATAATGGATGGTAAAATCAACACGATGCATAATAGGCGCAAGAATAGGCGCAAGCCTTATCATAGCATCAGCACCAATTTGGATTTTATCTCCAGGTAAAACATCATGACAGCACATTGGCATAAGTAAGCCCATTTTACCCGACATTTTTACGTCGTGAGTTAAGTCAAAAGTACTTTGACTAGGTCGCTTCATTGCGACTTGTGTAAATAGTTTGTTACTCATAACCTGATACCCCCTCTTGATACATTGTAAGTCTTTTTAACTTTTGAACGATTGCGACGGCGACTCCTAGAGCGACGGCCACGAAACTTGTTACGTTTCATCTTGTTTTGTTGTTTAAAATGATTTTTAAGAATTCTATAGCATATTGAAGTCCCATAGGGGATTTTCCTAATTTATCAAGCATATCAATATCTCCAGCTTTGAGTTTGCCTTGTTGTTTTGCAAGGTTGTAAAGTTCTTCAGCATGTTTAGCTTGACTTTGAATTTTGCTTGTCTCAACAGAATAACGCTCGCGAGCCATCCCTTCCGTAGGAAGGTTAAGACCTTGTTGATAAGTGTATGCAGTTTGGGTACGTTTAAACTCGTTATCGACCGCAGCTTTAATAGCTAACTCATTAAAGTTTTTTCTTGTGATATCATTGTCTAATTGAGTTTTATCTGCCTGAGATTTTAAATTAAGAATTTGAGCATTTTTCAAGTTAGTATCATTTTCAAGAGATTTCATGCCCATATAAGCGTTGACCGCGCCACTAATAGCACCCGTGAGTTGTTGTTGACCTGCAATGATACCGCCAGCATCAGCACGAGCAGCGCCTTGAGTTGTAGCTTTGACCATAGCGCTAGGAGAATTTTGAGCAGAACCATAAATAAGGTTAGGATTTAATCCAGCTTCTTTATACCGCTGCATTTGTTGAGAAGGGGAATTGTAGGAATTAACTTTGTCCCAATCGGACAAAGCCCATTCTCTCTGTTGAGCCATTACTTGACGAGCCTCATTGATATTTGTACGGTTAATATCTTTTTGAGCACCAGCCATTGTCTGACCGCTATATGCATTCAAGCCTTGCCCGAATAGCATTGGAATAAGAGCAGACCAAGCCATTAGTTGATTATGTTTTCTAAAGCCTGCATTTGTAAATCTTCGTATTCTTTCCAATGAATAAGAATATCGGGGAATTTTTCAGCGTATTCGTCGATAAATCTAGAACGCATTGTTAACCACATAACATAGGCAGTGGGAATTTTTGTTGGTTGATGTTGGTCGACCGGTACGGCCTCCATGTTTTCAATTGATGACATAATTTTTATTTATTAGATAATTAGTTTGGGTGACGCTCATTGCCGCGGGGCTAGGTAGTTTAAATGTTTCAGGCTAAACAATTATTTATTTAGAAATGTTTCCCAATTGTTAAAGAATATACGATTAGATGACATTAAGAATATACCGCATGAATAATAAGAATACCAATCTTTACGCGATTTAATAAGATTTGGGATAGATTCCCCATGAAGATTTTTAGATAGCCAACATTTGGCTTTTCTTTGTCGTCGTAAAGTACGACGAACATAAGATTTAAGTGTTTTGTTAGTTTTTTGTTCCATTTTTATAGTTTAAAAAATGAGTTTTGACCACCCTTAATTTCGCTATACGCGTTCGGTTTTTTGTCGTCCGTGTGCCGTTGTCCGTGTCCTTATTTTTAACCTCTCGCTTTTAGCTTATTTTATTAGGGTTGGGTCAATTAGCATTAATATATCAAGTTATAGAATGCTAGTTTGTTTTTTCTTGAATTCGCGCAGCTCATTCAATTCATCTTGCCTTTTTTGGGCCTCTAGGGCCTCTTGTTCGGCTTTTTCTTGTTGTTCCTTCTGAATTCTACCTTTTACATCAGAAAGTTCGTCAGAAGCCCTCAAAACGGCTTCCTCTTGTTCCGCTAAATCCATTTTATTAAAATCGATTGCGGGGTCATCATCGGTATAAATACCGTTGAAATTTGGGGCAGCAATAGGCAGCCCTTTTACATACTTTGTTACCATAACTTTAAGTGATAAAGTTTGGTCGGGAACTGTAAGAGATTTAGTTTTAACAGTCCTAAACCTAGTTTGAGGACGTTTGAAATGTGTGTGAATTTGTACCATGCGTCAAAGATTATAAAAAAATTTTTAATAAATCAAGAATTTATTTTTCGAATGTTTTCAAGCCTTTGAATTTTTAGCTGGTCATAATTGCGAGAAGTCGTGTTTTCTTGCATGTATTCGCCAATTATGCGCTTTTGTTCCTTAGAATAGATTTTATCTTTAAGATACCGAGGAATGGGGGCTTTGCCGCCACCATTTAGAGGAATATATGCACGCTCAGTAAGCAAATCATAATGCCAATTAAGGACATCTCTAGAAATATAATCAAGACCAAGTCCTTTTGATGAGCGTTGGAATTCGCGCGTTCTAGTATCTCCGCGATATTGTGGGACACTTGGCTTTTTTGAAATATATTTGAGCGTGTACGCGACGCTCTCAGCAGTAACCGTGCCCACGAAGATTTCCCCGTGTTCCCAGCATTGTTCCATTTGTTTAATTGCATAAAGAGGTTGAATTTTTTCATTGTTAAAAAATACTATTGCGTGATAGTGTGGACGCTTTTTATTAGAGCCATATTCACCGCAAGCATAATAGGAAATAGCTTTTTCAGGAAAAAATTTTCTTAGTTTTTTCCAATAGGCGGTGAGATGATTAGGATATAAGGTCGGACGATTTTTAGGACAGAACATCAAGTGTTCTGTATCATAAGTAAACGTAACAAAGAAAGCAAATGATGAATGCATTTCTTTGTTCATAAGACGAGCAGCCCAGCCAGCGACACGCTTATTTTTGCAATACATGCATTTACCACATGCGACGGGTACACCGTCATAATTTTTAATATATAGACATTGAGGCATACAGAATTATTAGAAATGGCCTTTTTTAATTATTAGCTTTCGTACTAAAAAAAGCCCCCTTTGTGGGGGGGTCTTTTTTCTTAACGTACTCAGCGTTCGCCCGTTAAATAGTCGGAGTTCCAAAGAAAGGTAATTTACGTTTAACACGAATTTTATTAAGCACATGACACCATAAATTGTCGGTAGCATCTTGAACCGCAAAGATTCTTAATACATCGTCAGGGTCACACTCAATAAAGTCTTGAGAAAGGTTAGGCACATTGTCGAATATCCTGCCAAGATGCCAAAAGTCCAGAGTTGTACGAAAGTCTCCAGCGACACGCGAGTTCATAAATTTGTATTCAGCATACCTAGGGATGTAGCCGAATAACTCCACAGACTCATCACGATAAGCCATAATCTCCCTTTTTAAAACTTCTTGTTCGCCTAAATTAGCAAAAGTGGGAAAAGCATAATCTAAAAAGTCACGTCTGGTAAACATTTTATGGATGCCTTGTTGGTAAGCAGTTTTAGGCATAACAGACATAATACCAAGAAGCCAACCGTGCTCAGTAGCATAGTAACGGCCGAGTCTTCCTTGATGCATGCCAACTGCATGCCCAGACATATTACCCT